TTCCAAGATGGCACAGTACTGACCTCCGCAGAGGGCGTAGGCCGTGTTAAACTCACATCACCAGGCAGTCGCAGGATTGAAGAAGTCTACGGATACGAGCAGGTTTCTGTAACATCAAAAATCACTAATGAACTAACTACCTCACCGTCAAGAGATGAAACATTTACCAGCACGATCTGGATCGACTCTACCACAACCACTATAGATACCATACTAAGCGATACCGCTGCCGCTGGCATCTGGGAGTTTAACACCATAGAGTTTAGTGTGAACGGTGTTGACTGGTATACCTATTCTGGTTCACTGAGCATAAACGGCGATGAAAGAGGTTATGGTGTGAACGGAACTGTGTCCTACGATACAGGAGATAATGTCTACTTTAGATACAAGACTGGAGGTCAACCTGTGGTATGGTGGGATAAAGATGAACTGCCCAGTGGCTCGGCAAACTTCCGCGGCGCTGTCATAGACTACCACGCCTATACAGGCGAGGCCACTATCATAGGAACCATACACATTGTAGATGACGACGGTGAAGAAAATGTTACTCACACTGAAGTGTCGAGTGGCTCAACTGACAGCGAAAACGATGACTTATGGTTAGTACAGAATGAAGGTACTATCAGTTATCGTCGCATAGATGGCGAGTCAAAAGCATTAAAGATACACTGGACCGCCAAGGTTTTCTACGGTTCAGAACTTTACGATTAATCAGGGGCAATAACAATGACAAGAATACGCAGAATAAATCAAAGCCAAGTTGAAGGCAGTGATGCCAATCAAGACGATGACGATGAAATACGCCCTTATGGTGAAATAGCAGTTTATGTTGGAGACAACAACAAGTTAGAACTCTTGATGTTCGACGGTGTTCGCACACATGTACGAAGCAAAGTGCTAAACAAAGGCACATTCTATGGCGGTGATGCTGACAGTGCCGATGGAGCAGGATACGATTCTATCAAGTTGGTGCCCGACGAAGAACTAAGACGAAGTGGAAGTCAGCAATATATCATCGTTGAACCCACAGGCGGCGAACCAGGACACGTACACATCAGAGCAGGCGGCACAATAGATAGCAGTACCGCTGACCTATTCTTGGGCGGTGAGAAAAATAATGTTCGCGTCAGCGATACCAACGATCGTGTAACCATTACCACAGACTTTGGCGTCGACGGCCAGACACGCACCTGGACATTTAACAACAACGGCGGTCTACAACTACCAGGCAGTAGCAATGGTCTAATAGGCGAAAGCGAACCTGGAGTAGTGGTATTCAGTGATCTTGGCTTTGCTGTAGTAACCAACGCAAATACTGAAAGTACCAATTCTTGGATATTTGGTACTAATGGTATTTTAACGCTGCCATACAACAACTACTTAGAAACTATTAATACTAACTTAAACGTTGGTTCAGGCGGTGCTGTTACTATTCGTAGCAATGCCGCAAGTAATTTAACCACTAAAGAGTGGCAGTTTGGCGATGATGGTACTACAACATTCCCAGACGATAAAATTAAATGTCCAATATCCGATAGCATATCTATAGAGACTGAAATACTACCAACGGCGCCTCCAGCTACCATAGTTATCAGCGGTGCTGATTTTAGTCCGGTAAACTTAACTTACATAAAAGATCCATACGATCCAAATTGGTTTCCTGCTAACTACAGCTCGCTCACTGATCCGCATATAACATATCACGACAGTCAGTGGAAAATTTTAGTTCCAGGATTTGGTCAAGCACTTTATGTAAACACAGGAACTATAAATGTACCATTAGCACAATGGAACACTAATCCGCCGCTTGGTAGTGTGGCTCCTACAGGAGTCTACACATACACTGATACTTACACTCGTACCTGGCAGTTTGGCAGCAATGGCAATTTAACATTACCCAACAACTCAACTATCAGTGATACTCCAGCAGTGGCACAATATTCATCATCGTTTAGTATGGGTGCGTATGCTGATACCGGAACAGCTGGTAACTTTACAGCAAGGACTGATTTCCACTACACGGCCAATCCTCTTATCAATACAGTGACAGTAGGTTGGTTTGTAAGCGGCCCGGGCTTAATCGGTGTTAAAGAAATTATAGCAAAGACGGCGATAGGTGAACCAGGAGACTGGGCAATTACAGTAGATCTAACTGATGGGTCAACTTGGCCATTTGATGAAAGCTCGTACACCTTCTACAGTCCAGATTACCAAATTGTACCTGCTGGATCTACATTAACAGTCAATTCAAATGAGTGGAAGTTTGGTGCTAACAGTAGTTTAACATTCCCAGATGGTTCTACTTACAATAACAGTAGACTGACAGGTGCTGTTGACAGTGACATAGAGCTAGAAGTCAAACATAGAACCACAGTGTCTGCTGAGGCGTTCCACGGTGGGGTAGACGATCTAATATTTGATATTAGCGAGAACGACGATATTACAGTAGTTCAACCAGGATGGGAACTCAACGTTGGTTCAGAACTTGCTCCAATATGGGCGACAGTTGCTCAAGCATCTATTGATCAGTCTGGAAATTACGAGATAAGATTTTCTGAAGATTATAATTTTGAAGATTTCACTACCTATACCTTTAGAAATCCCACACCAGTATCAAAAGTCTGGACTATCAACAATCAAAACGGCACACTGATAGCACCAGGCAATGCAATCCTAAGTAATGAAACAGCAGATCTAGGTGGTGGAAATACTTACAGAGACTTTAGCATTGAACTACCTACACCAGATGGAACGAATGAACAGCGTTGGACGTTTAGCAATGATGGTAGAACTACATTCCCCAATGGAACTGTGCCAGAACACAGTTATGGTGCTGACGGAGATAAAGAAGGAATGGTAGTATTCACCGACCCCTACATCTACTACTGTAAACAAGACTATGTTGATAACACCACTGACATCTGGGTACGTGTAGCATGGACTGGCACTAACTGGTAAGAGGTAATACTGTGACCGTTAAGAAATTAGAACTTTACGACCTACATCCTGCTAATCCGTTAGTAGAAGTTATTAACACGGTTAACGAAAACTTTGAGAATCCTATGACATTTAAGAAACTAGAACTAAAAGATTTACATCCTGCTAATCCCTTAGTAGAAGTTATTAACACTGTTAATGAAAACTTTGATACTCTACACAACTCGTTACAAAATGCAGACAACACTACCAGTACTGATGCAGTTGTAAACAACGAAACTGTGTTAGACTATTACGAAACACTAGAGCCTAATGATAGAAAAACATTAATTGACGAATTAAGAGCAGAAGAAATTGCTGTGTTAGCACGTGAACGAGCAGAACGTAAAGCACGTAGTATTGCGTTAGGCATACACACCGGTAAGACTATAGATGAATACAGCACCAGTGCTTGGCAAATCAAACAAGACTACCCAGACAGCGAAGATGGTGTATACTGGATACAGAATGACGATATCAACAATGGCGATCCATTCCAAGTTTACTGCGATATGACTACACTTGGTGGCGGTTGGACATTGATTGTACAAAATTCTATTAGTAACTGGACAGAAGAACAAGTGTTTAGTCGCAATGCTACCACTTGCCCTAGTCAACTGGCCGCATACAACAACCGTTCAGTTGAACAAAACTACAGCATCCTATCGTGGGCTAACAAGATCAAACGAGCAGACTCAGGATTTGATTTTATGATCACTGCTCGTGAACACGCTTCACTGGGTGGTGCTTGGACTGCTAACGAAGCATACTCGTTTACTCAAACTCATGAAAGTGCTGACATGGGTGATGAACAGTTGGGCACACCTGGCTGGCGTAAGAACATTACAGAACTAGCACGTTTTGGCAACAATGACACTGGTCAAACGTGGGATTATCATTACGATGCTATGGAAGCACGTATGCCCTGGGTGGGTATTGGTATTAACCATGGTTGGTTAACCACAGATGGATTCCGTGGCGGTTGGTGGGGAACATTGATCACTCAAGGCGGTTGGGAACCAGCACCGTGGTTGGCTAATATCCAAGATGGTGCTCATCCAGGCGTTATTTGGTATTGGGTAA